GGCGACGTGCGGCATATGCGCGCGGTTCGGGTCTAGCGGGCCCAGCACCCGACGGGGGGGTGCTTGACTATGGTTTCTCAGATAGTCTGGGTTTTACACTCTCGTGCCGAAGCTAACGTGACATCTGTGCGCCCGCGACGCGACAGGTTAGGTTCGTTTGAATTTTTCGAACTTGTGGTGCTCCTACAAGTATGCCGAAAGTAAAGTCATCTCCGGCTCCTCTTGAGACGGTGATGGGTGTGTCTTGGTCTTCCCGGCGAGATCCGATGATAAGAGGCACATACTCGTTGAGTGGTGCCTTGGATCGGGTCCCGGTGGCCTGATTTGTGGGTGCTCCCAGTACGCGCCAAGGGAAGCGCGACGCCTGGGGAACGTCCACCGTGACCATCCTGTTGTTGCGGTCCAGACGAAGCCAAGGCTCGCCATTCTCACGAAGGACGAGGGACCTGATGGCATGGCGACCTGGATCTCGACCGGTGATGAGACCGGGGGACCGTTGGATTTCGATCTCCGCGGCGGGTTGGGCAGTGGAGATGGTAAAGCGCTGACTGCCCCGATACCCGGCATAGAGTCCTGCAACGTACGAAAGCAGCGGGAGCACTGCAACCTGGCTTAGGTTGGTGTCCACGGCGTAGGTGTCGAAGTAGGCAGGATTGATGACCATGCTCTTCCCTTCGCCCACGTCCGCTACGGCGCATCTACCTTCTCGCTTGATGATTTGTCGGAGGGAGAGGATGCGTTCACCTGCGATCTGAGCCGCCACGTCGCTAGAGTTCTTCTTAGTGACCTGGAACAGTGGGGGGGCTTGTTCTCTGTCTCGCCCTGCGAGGGCGACAGAGGGACCAGATGGTTCTCCAGTGTAGAACGCAGAGGTTTGGGCCTCTCCTGATTGGGCTACGATTGGCGGGGGGGTAGGATCGGTTGGGACTGGATAGACGTAGGTGTCCGTTGTGTCACCCGATGCTTGCGGGAACACAGGAATGTAGGCATTGCAGTCCGGCTGGTGAAGCTCAAAGTCATCGCCGGCCGCCACCCAGAGTAGAATCTTAACCTCTGGGCTCACAGTCTCAGGAGCGACCAAAGGGCCCACCACCGAGACAGCGATATGTCCATTAAGGATGTTCACGAGCATTTCAGACGCTCTCTCGGATGTCATATTCTCATTTATCTCAGCCTGTTCGGTGGCATACCAGTAACTGAGAGGCCCATCGTCTAGATGGACTGACGTGACAGGGTTCTGCGAAAGATACGGGATGCTCATCTCAACCTCATTGCGTTCCGACAAGTCCCAGAGGACACTCCAGGTGTTCATGAGGCGTCCAAAGGATTGCGTGCCGATGGGCTCGAAGGCTGCATTGACAGGAGTATAACTGAGGAGTATGCGCCCAGCGTGGAAGTTGGTGCTAACGAGGGAGAATCTGTATTTCAGTGTGCCAGACCAGAAGCGGAACATCGAGGAGACGTATGCTAACTGTGTTGGCTGGAACAAGTTGAAATTGCCGTCGCCTCCTTGACGGTCGGCGCACAAGCCCGGCATGACCGGGATGTATCCAACTATTCCTTCTGGTGTAGATGTAGAAATTGGGAGCGACGTGACATAGTTGTATTTTGAGACAACATAGGGTATATGCATTTCGTCGTTCATGGTGCCGAAAAGGCCCTTCAAGGCAGGGAACTTGTTGTCCTCCGCCGAGGCGAGGCGGACCGCCGGGGCGGTACCGTCCATGTGGCCGAGGTGGACACCCGCGTAGTTAATTACCGGGGTCACTGCCTTGTATGATGATGGCTTGTTGAACCCAAAGAATCGAGCAGCGCCGGCCACCCAATCAGAGATCCAGGCGACGTGGTAAGTCACTTGGGACACGAGAGGAATGAAGGGACCAAGCATTTTGTCAAGTCCTCGGGCGACCATGGCGATACCGGACACCGGGCCCGAGATCACGCCTTCAGTGCGGGCTTGATGCTCCTCGGAGTCAGGGTTCGCCTCTTGGGCCATTTCTCCCGCCTGGGCGAGAATATTGTTTGAGGGGTCTGGGGGTTGTGTACCAGGTGGAATTGTATTCTCTGAGGCTGTATCCATAGGGGAATCAGTAGGTAAGGAGAGCTCCACGTTTGATAGGTAGAATGAGGGAGTGATACTCACTACATGCGAAGACACTGAGCCCCGTAGTGGGGAGAGAACGACGAGGCGAAAGATGCCCATGTCGTACCACCCCGCTCCTGTGTTCCAATGGGAATAGGGGGCATTCATGTCCACTGTCAATTCCATAGGACGGTTATTATTTGGGTCAATTTCGACGTGCGGGAGCCCACTGTAGTAGGTGAGCCCCGTGGACAGCCTACCTCCACGCATATTGATTAAGGGGTCAAATACCAGGAGAAGTCTGCCCTGCAAGAACTGATAGGCGTTCAGGGCAATGCGCAGCGTCACTGATGCTTTAAGAAACTGAAATTGTTGGATCTTGAATTTGTGAGGGTTCGTGGCTGTCTGGAGAGTGTCGAAGATGAAATCCGGCACTTCCCACTGCGTGATAATCGACCCTTCAGCCTGCGTTTGATTCCACTCAAGAGAGGGAAGGGGCAACGGACGGGAGAGAAATGACTCTAGGGTGTGGATCTTGTCTTCGAGGGCAAAACTCTTCAGAGATTGCTCGAGGCGATCGGTTCCTTGACGCATGGGAACTTGGTCCACGAAGGTGGTGAGACCGACGCGTGTGTCACCCGAGATCTCTGGGACCTCAGGGACTGTAGCGAGAGTGTCGCCTTCC